TCGCAAGAAGAATCGGTTCTAAGGAAGAAGAGGCGTTCTTCATTGGTGATGGCAAGGGAAAACCGACCGGCATTTTTAATGCTACAGGTGGTGCGGAAGACGGCACTTCCACCTCTACTGCCAATATCACATTTGATGATGTGATGGAACTCTTCTATTCTCTGAGAAGCCCGTACCGCAAAAAGGCGGTGTGGGTGCTCAATGATTCTACGGTTAAGGCACTTCGAAAGTTGAAGGACAACACAGGAAACTACATTTGGAGTCCGTCTGTGCAGGCTGGTGTTCCGGATACCATTCTCAATCGTCCTTACAAGACATCCAGCTATGTGCCGGAAATCAAGGCTGGCAACAAGTGCATGGCGTTTGGCGACTTTAGTTATTACTGGGTGGCTGACAGACAGGGACGCTCTTTCAAGAGACTGAATGAACTCTTTGCTATGACTGGTCAGGTTGGTTTCCTTGCTTCGCAGCGTTTGGACGGCAAGCTGATTCTTCCGGAAGCAATCAAGACACTTACCATCAAGAAAGCGTAATCAGAGAAAGGGGTTGGAGTGGGTGGTAACTTTACAGGAAGTCAAGCAGTATCTGCGGATTGATTTTGAAGATGATGATACATTGCTTCTCTCCCTTATTTCAACTGCAAAACAGCTGGTAATGGATGTGGGAAGAATGGACGAGGAACGCTTTTCAGAAAACGAAGATGTGGTACGGACAGCAATGCTCTACACGGTTTCTTATCTCTATGAAAACCGCAATACCGCAGACTTTTCCAAGCTGACATTAACACTTCGTGCCATGCTGTTTGCACAGCGAGAGGGTGTGATGTAATGGAAATCGGAACTTTGAATCAGCGAATCACCTTTCTGGTGAATCGTGTCGTTACCGATGAAATCGGAAATCACACCGCTGTGTGGGACGAAGCCTTTTCCTGCTGGGCAAAAGTGACTTTGAAAGCTTCTGCGGAGCATACGGACGCTGGTGTGACCAAAGAAACACAGACGCTGGAATTCCTCATTCGGCAAAACCAGCGCTGGATGCCGTCTGTAACAGGCAACCGAATCTTGTTTCGGGATGTTACATACAACATCACCAGTGTTACACCGGATTATCTGCACAAGGATTATCTGAAACTTACTGCAGAAGCCAGAAAGGCAGGGCAAAATGACCAGTATTGACGATCTTGCGGAGGAAATCATGCAGGGCTTGCAGGAGTATGCAGACCTTGCAGATACCGCTATGAAAAAAGCAGTTCGGAAGTCTGCAACGCAAGTGAAAAATGAGATCTCTGCCAATGCTCCGGCAGACACGGGAAAGTATGCGAAAAGCTGGGCAACGAAGAGAACCAAGGAAAACAGCCATTCTCTTGAAATGACTGTCCACAGTAAGAATCGCTATCAACTGGCACATTTATTGGAGAAAGGCCATGCCAAGCGTGGCGGTGGTCGTGTATCTGCTCGTCCGCATATTGCTCCTGCGGAAGAAAACGGTGTACAGTTGCTGGAGCATTTAATTGAGGGGGCTTTGTCATGACCTACGAACAAATCGCAGAAATGATGGAGGAAATGGGACTGCCTTTCGCCTACCATCATTTTGCCGAGGACGAAAGCCCTGCACCGCCTTTTTTGCTGTTTTTATCTCCTGGAGAGAATACGTTTTCGGCAGATAATTTGGCATATTTCAGTTGCAAACAGCTGGACATTGAATTGTACACAGACAAAAAGCAGCCGGAATTGGAAGAACAGGTGGAGTCAGTGCTTTCCCAGCACGAGATTTATTATACAAAAACAGAAACATTCATTGATTCGGAAGAATTGTATGAAGTACTCTATGAGATGGAGGTTTGATCTATATGGCAATGGAGAAAAACAAGGTAAAATTCGGTCTGAACAAAGTTCACTATGCAAAAATCACCTCTTATGATGAAGAAGGTGTGCCGACTTTTGCAAAGCCGGTTCGCATTCCCGGTGCAGTGTCGCTGTCTATCGATGCAGAAGGTGAAGCATCCAATTTTTACGCTGATGATGGTGTGTACTATGTGATCAACAATAACTCTGGTTACACCGGCGATCTTGAAATCGCATTGGTTCCGCTTGAGTTTGCGACAGACATTCTCGGTGAGAAACTGGATGAAAAGGGCGTTCTCACGGAAACCAATACTGCAGAAGTATCACAGTTTGCACTGCTGTTTGAATTCAGCGGCGATAAGAATAAAATTCGGCACTGTCTGTTCTGTTGCTCTGCCTCTCGTCCGGCAACAGAATCCAGCACCATTGAGGACGAAAAGGAAGTTAAAACAGAAACACTGTCTTTGACCGCAACGGCGTTGAACAGTGGTTTGGTAAAAACTAAAACCTGTGAGAAAACGGATGCTGAGGTTTATGAGAATTGGTACAAGGCGGTATATATGCCAAATCTGGCTGCCGCTGTACAGAGTGGTAAAGCATCCGCAGCATCTGTGAAAGCGTAAGGAGGTGGCAGTATGGCAATTCAGAAAAATATTACAATTGATGGGATTGAAGTGCCTTTTAAGGCAAGTGCAGCAGTTCCCAGATTGTATCGCTTGAAATTTCGCAGAGATATTTATCAGGACTTTGCAGCACTGCAAAAGTCTGTGGGAGAAAATACAGAGGAATCCTCTGCACTGGACATCGAGAGCCTTGAGGTGTTTGAGAACATCGCCTATATCATGGCAAAACACGCCGATGCAGCCATTCCGGCTTCTCCGGATGAGTGGCTGGAACAGTTTAACACGTTCAGCATCTATGAGATCTTGCCGCAGCTGATCGACCTCTGGGGTTTAAACGTAGAAACACAGGTCAAGTCTAAAAAAAACATCGCCCGATTGACCGACCGATGACCACACCGCTGTTTTTGTTGCGGTGCGTTCAGCTTGGTTTGTCAATGGTCGATTTGGATTTTTTGACCATTGGTCTGGTGAATGATATGTTCACCGAACGGGAGAATGACGAATACAAATATCATATGTTAGCGGATCAGAGTGACTTTGATAAATTTTGATAAGGGGGTGAAATTTATGGCAAACCGCATCAAAGGCATCACCGTAGAAATCGGCGGCGATACCACCAAGCTGTCCAAAGCACTGGAAGGTGTCAACAAGGACATCAAAGGTACGCAGATGCAGCTGAAAGATGTCCAGAAACTGCTGAAACTCGATCCTTCCAACACGGAACTCCTATCTCAAAAACACAAGTTGCTGGCGGATGCGGTGACAGCTACCAAAGAAAAGCTGGAAGTACTAAAAACTGCCGCAGAACAGGCAAATACGGCTCTTGCAAACGGCGAAATTTCCCAGCAGCAGTATGATGCCTTACAGCGTGAGATCATCGAAACCGAAAACGAATTGAAACGCCTGACTACAGAAGCAAACAATTCTCACACCGCTTTGGAAAAGATGGGCGTTCTGGGAGAAACGCTGCAGTCCGCCGGGGACAAAATTTCCGGTGTGGGACAAAAGCTGCTGCCCGTCACAGCTGGTGTCACGGCTCTGGGAACGATTGCCGTAAAAACTGGTGCGGATTTTGATTCTGCCATGTCAAAGGTGGCAGCTGTTTCGGGGGCGACCGGTTCAGAGATGGATGCTCTCCGGGAAAAAGCCCGTGAAATGGGCAGCAAAACAAAATTTTCAGCGAGTGAAGCTGCGGAAGCCATGAACTATATGGCGATGGCAGGATGGAAAACCAACGATATGCTCAGCGGTATCGAAGGCATTATGAACCTTGCCGCCGCTTCCGGTGAGGACTTGGCATCTACTTCAGACATTGTCACGGATGCTCTGACTGCTTTCGGCTTGTCTGCCTCGGACAGCGGACACTTTGCGGATATTCTGGCAGCGGCAAGTTCCAACGCTAATACCAATGTCAGCATGATGGGTGAAACTTTCAAGTATGCTGCTCCGGTGCTGGGTTCTTTAGGATACTCTGCCGAAGACTCCGCCATTGCCATCGGCTTGATGGCAAACGCCGGTATCAAATCCTCACAGGCTGGTACAGCACTGCGTTCCGCCATCACCAATCTGGCAAAGCCGACAGGCACGGTAGCATCTGCCATGAAACAGTACGGCATTTCTCTGACCGACAGTTCCGGCAAGATGTACTCTTTACGAGAACTTATGGAACAACTCCGACAGAAATTGGGCGGACTTTCTGAGGCAGAACAAGCACAGGCGGCTGCCTCACTGTTTGGCAAAGAGGCCATGTCCGGTATGCTGGCGATCATCAACGGTTCCCCGGCGGACTTTGAAAAGCTGTCCAATGCCATTGACACCTGTTCGGATACAGTAGACGGTTACAACGGCACAACTGAAAAAATGGCAGCGGTCATGCAGGATAACCTTGCCGGACAAGTGACCATCTTGAAGTCCCAGCTGGAAGAATTGGCGATCAGTTTTAGCGATATTTTGATGCCCACCATTCGCTCTATTGTTTCCCGCATTCAGGAACTGGTGGACAAGTTGAACCAGTTGGATCCGCAGACCAAAGAAACCATTGCAAAAATTGCACTGGTGGCTGCTGCTCTGGGTCCAATGCTGGTGGTGCTGGGAAAAACCATCTCCAGCGTGGGAACAGTCTTTTCCGCAGTATCCAAACTGCCTGCCCTGTTCTCTGCTGTGCAAAGTGGGATCGGGGCTGTAACAGGAGCGTTGGGTGTGTCACTTGGTCCGTTGCTTGCCATTATCGCAGCTGTTGCCGCTCTGGTGGCTGCCTTTGTGCATCTCTGGAAAACCAATGACGAATTCAAAAGCAATATCATCGCCATCTGGGAGCAGATTAAAAGCACCTTTACCGGATTGACACAGGGCATCACTGACCGGTTAAACGCTCTGGGATTCGACTTTGAAAGTTTCACCGATGTGCTGAAAGCGGCGTGGGACGGGCTGTGCAATCTGTTAGCTCCCATTTTTGAAGGCGTTTTTCAGAATATCTCCAACATCTTTTCAGAGTTTACTGGCGTTCTTCTGG